CCGTCCGAAGTGGTCAGCGATCCGGAGGGCCATCTCGATGTTGTTGTCGTGGATGAGCTGGCTGAACGGCTCGGACTCAGGCGTATGGCTTACGTCGGCGAACAGCATCCCGCATTCGATGCCCCGGGCGAACTCTTCGGAGTCTGAGTCGAAAGCCAGGACAAGGCCCCACGACTCCCTGCTGAGCTCGCTCTCGCTCATGACGGCGTGGCGTCCCAGTCGCTGAACTGCTCGTGCCAGGCGGTGTGCGCGGCCTGGTCCTCGCCCATGACGAGCCCGTGGCAGGCGCCACAGCGGTAAAGGTGCCAGCCGTCGATGGTCAGGGCCTCCGAGTAAGCGATCTTCATTGGCTTGCCTCCCCGGCGTTCCACCGCTGTCGCTGTTCGACTCCACGATGGACGGAGTGGAGCTAACAGCAAAAACCCCACGCCGCCGGGGAGAATTTTAGGGCTGGCTCACAGGAGCACGCCGCCGCTGGTACTCGTTGCGCCACGAGCGCCGGGCGAAGTACTCGGCCAGCGGCTCGCCGGGCTGGATCTCGTCCTCTTCGTCGTCGTCGGACTTGCCCAACGCCGGTTTCGGCTTCTTGCCGCCCGGTAGCGCCGGTTGGCCGGACTGCGGAGCACCGGGAGCACCTGGGGCACCAGGGATGGTCGGAGCGAGCCCGGCAGGGGCCGGGGCGGCGTTCTTGGCCGACAGCTGCTCCAGGTCCTGCCACAGCACGAGGTTCTGGCGGTCGACCAGTACCGGTTTGTCGCCGCCCTTGGTCGGCGGCTCGCCGATGTCCTTGCGCAGGCGGTCGAGGTCCCAGGAGCCATTGCGCAGGCGCAGGTCCCGGATCTGCTCGATGATCAGTTCGTCGCGCCAGTCCACCTTGGCGAAGACGATGCGCCAGTCCTTCACGCCGTACGCCTGGTAGCACAGCGCAAAGCTGAACTTCTCCAGCACGAGCTCCTGGTAAGGCCCGCACGTGGTGACCATGAAGGTCCGGTTCTCGCCCTCCTCGGCCCCGGCGCCGCCGAGCGAGCCGGGCACCGCTACGCCGGCCTTGCGCTTCGGCACCCCGAAGGTAGAGAGAATGTCGTCCCGGGCGCCTTCCTTGACCGCCATCCAGTACTCGATCTTGTTCTGGCTGAGCTCGGTTACCTTGGTGCCGCCGCCCTGGACGCCGCCCCTGGTCTCGAACAGGTTGCCGATGTTGCGCGGCCCCAGGTTGCGACTGGCGTACTGGCTGCTCGCCTTGCGCACCTCGGGCTCGGCCAGCACCATGGGCCAGTCGACGTGCAGCCGGGGAGGGTCGCCCCGCTTCATGGTCTGTTCGAGCAGGCTGGCCGCAAACAGCCACGTTTCGATGGCGACGTGAGCCTTACTCGTGGGCGAGACGCCGTAGAGCGAGGCGCCGGGGGCGTCCAGCTTGACGTGGATGATCTCGTGGGGCTCGAAGTCGACCCGCATGCCGGTCTCGGTCGTCTGGGTGTAGCCGACGAGCTTGCCGTCGACCATGCGGCCGATGTTGCCGTGCTCGTCGGAGATGACGGACATGGTCTGGCAGTCGAGCGGCCACAGCGCTACCGGCTCGGGCCCGAGCCAGGTGACCTCGACAAAGGCGTCACCGAAGATCAGGGCGTCGGTTATCGCCCGGCGCATCAGCTGGCGGACGTCGTCGCTCGGGTTGACATAGTCGAGCAAGGCCTGTATGCGGGCTATCCCGGGCGGCGGGGTAGGCGTCTTGGCCATCTCCTCGGGGTCGGTGTTGACCGGCTCCAGGGTCAGGCCGCCGGCGGTGATGGTCCGGGCGATGCCGTCCACACAGGTACTCACCCACGGGCATGTGAGGTACGCCTGGAGCAGTTCCGTCATGGCAGTGTCGCGATCAGGCGCGCCCGGCGTGCTACTCGTGCCGCTGTTGTACGGCGTCGTCCCGCCGATGGGGATGTTGTCGACGTAGCCGCGCCGCACTACCGGCCGGGCGAGCGGAGCGGGCTGGGCTGTCGCAACGGCGTTGCTGCGGCGCCAGGGGAGCAGGGAGCGTGACGGGGTGCTCGCCGCCTCTACGAACGGGCTGGAGACGGTCTGGGCGAACGATGGCGGACGCAGCGGGCCGGCCTCGGACAGCGGCACCAGGTCGGTCATGGACAGTTCGCGCTCGAGCGATACGGCGGCGAGCTCGAGTTGGAGGTGTTCTACGCGTTGGCGGGCTTCGCCGAGCGGGTCGGGCTTGGCTCGGTTCCAAAAAGCCACGGGCGAGACCTCCACGAACAGGGGTAAACTTGGGGCCTTGCCTGAGCGCCGCATCCACGAGCTGGCGAGCGAGCTGGCCGACACTGCGGTGCTCGATGTGGCCGGCTCGACCGGTCAGGGCACTGGCCTGGTCCCCGAACTGGCGCAGGTGCGGGCCGCCCACAAGCTGGCCCTGGCTGCCGTGGAGGTGGCGTTCTCCCGCTACCGGGAAGAGGCGCTCAACCGGGCGCTACCTGACAAACGGTGAGCGAGCCACCGCTCCGGGCTCGGTCTTAGGCTTGGGGCGGGGGTCCTCCACATCCGTCATGGCCATGTCCTTGGCAGCGAAGCGGCCGGCGAATGGTGGCAGGCGCTCCTTGCCGTCAGGGTCGGCGCCGGGGAAGTAGGGCTCGACCTCGGGCTCGTCGGTAGCGAACACGTCGACGTCCATGTAGCGGTCAGTGGCCATTGCTGCTCCCGTTGCCGTTGCCGTTGGTGACGAAGGGGCTGTGCGCGGTACCGGCGCCGGGTACCATCTCCATCACCTTGTACGCTCTCACTGGCCCGTCCTCGTCGTCGTAGTCGACTGGGCCGCCAGGGCCGAACATCGACTTGAGGGCGTAGCGCAGGGCATCGTAGGCGTGGTCCTCGACCTTGGTGTCGACGTCCTCGATCCTGGTCTTGTCGTAAGGGAGGTCGGGCAGCGTGCGCACTAAGTTCGGGCAGGTGCCGTCGAAGACGTGCAGCATCGGGCAGGTGTCCTGATGCCATTTGCCTAGAGCCTTTTGGTGTGCGTGCCAACGGCAAAGCGGGCCATCGCTCAGCGCCTGGTGGACGAGCTCCAAGCCGCCCAACCGGTCGTTGTCCGCCTTCAGACAGCCCAGGCCCTCTTGGCCGTACATCTCGTAGATGCTGGGGCCGGCGTTGTCCTTGGAAGCGGTCGACGGGTCGATGACATGGCGCACGTACTCTTCGCCCGCCTCGGCCTCCATGTCCATGATCATGCGGGCTTGCACTCGGGCGTCCGTCATCGTCCGGTACAGTTCGCGGTAGACCCAGATACGTTGGTCGCCGTCCTTGGCCAGCCACAGCACGGCCCAGGGGGAGCGCCAGCCGTGGTCAATGCCACACCAGCGCTCCCAAGAGACGGGCAGCGATTCCCGAGGCCTCGGCACGACGTGGCGGTCATAGTTCCACTCCTCGAACACCTGGCCTCCGAAGGCGCTGAAGTCGCCGTCAAGCATCGCCCTGCGCCGGGCCGGGTCCTTGATGGACATCAGCTCGGCTACGTAGGCCTGACTGACGTGCTCGATGTTGTCCCAGACCGTGGCGGGGATGAACCGGATGGTGCGGCCCTGCTCGTCCAGTACGACGTTCTTGCCGTGGTCGGTCGCTTCGATGTAATCGGTCTTGACAACCGTGTGGCTGGCCCCGCCGGGGTTACAGGTGGAACGGATGCCGACGACCGACCGGCCGCCGTCGCCCGAGCGCAGGCCTTCCCTCAGCACCTCGACGACGCCGGGAGCGAACTGCGCCCGCTCGTCCAGGCAGAGCAGGCCGTACTCGCCGCCCTGGTAGTGGGAGGCATCGGGCAGCGTCTCGGCGTACCGGAACCGGATGCTCGACTGGTTGGGGAAGGTCAGCACTTTTGCGTCGGCGTTCCAGCGGGCACCCAGGGCCCGGGCGAAGTCGAGCTTGACTAAGGCGTTGGAGAGGATGGACTCGTACAGCTCCGGGTACGAGCGACGGAACACGGCGCAGCGCAGGCCCGGGACCCTGATGGCCTGCTTGATGGCCTCGACCGTCAAGCTGTAGCTCTTGCCACCACCACGCGCGCCGCCATACAGCACGTCGTACTCTGTGGCCTCGTGGAACTCGCTCTGCTTGGCGTTGGGGGTGTAGCCCAGCAGCCCGAAGACATCGACCGGAGGAGCGCTGAGCCGGTCAGCCAGTAAGAGCCACGGGTTGGGCGCGACGGAGGGACTGAGCAATGACACGCTGGAATACCTCCACCTGCTCGGCACTCAGGCTGAGAGCGGTCATGGCCTCGCCGATCGCGTCGAAGAAGACTCCCACTTGGAGCTCGGCCAGGTGGAGAAGCTTGGCGTCGACATCCTGCTTGGACGCCTCGGCCGCCCAATCGAACGCCTTCTTGCGTTCCTCGTCCAGCATTTGCAGCAGGATGTGCTTCTTGGCCTCGCCAGTCGGTATGCCCGACTGGTGGTAGGTCGGCCCGTACAGGCCGGGCTTGCCTCGCTGCCACCGCTTACCCGTCGGGCTGCTCGGGTCATCGATCAGTTCGTCGGGCTCGGGGTGAGTCGGTAGCTCAGCCACCAGTTCTTCGTACCGGTGCACGTTCCACCATGCGGCGCTGAGGCTGCCCATGACGATCTGCACAGCCTGGACGGGCGTAACGTTCTCGCCACTGCCGGAGATGCGCACCGCCATCTGCTTGATCTGCTCGACCTGGGCGTGCTCGTTGTGCGTGGGTGTGCAGCCACCGTGCCACTTGCAGCGGCCAACGCCTACGTGGTCGGTCCCATACCCGGCTACGAGGTGACAGGTAAGGCCCTTGGACTGGTTTGTCCGCTGGGCCTCGCACAACGCCTTGCCCGGGCCTGGATTGGGCACGTCTTGCCTACTTCAGTTCCAGGCTCACTTGTCGGGCCCTGGCTCGCTGTCCTCGTCCTTGACCTGCCCGTCACCAGGGCAGTCATGGGGGAAGTAGGTGTGCGTCTGGCAGCGGGCGCACCAGCCCCAGACGGGCTCGTCGTCGCCTCGGTAGAAGGTCGTCAGCGGTACTGAGGGCACGCCACCACGGCCACCGGCGGTCTGCGGCTTAGGCTCAGCCAGTGCGTTCACCCGTCACCTCGCAGGACGCGCCGAGCCCGCACGCGCTTCTCGATCGCCTTGCGCTCTTCGGGTGTCCGGCTGGCCAGCACCCGGTCGACGTTCAGCACCGCACCGAGCACGCCGATAGCGGCACCGCAGATCAGGGCGCAGGCGACCAGGGCGAAAACCCAACCGACGGTCACCGCTCCGCCTTCAGCCGCTCGATCTCTTCGGCTTGGCTGAGCACCTTGCGACGCGTCAGCGCGTACATCGTCAGCAATTCGGTGTGCGCGGAGTAGTCGGTCGGAGGTCCCGCCATCGGCCGAGCGGCGAACAAGCGACGCCAGATGCGCCTCATACCGGTGCACCACCCCGACGAGAAGGAGAGCCGCTTACACGACTCTCCGATAAGGATCGTACCACACGCGTGTAGTTCAACAGCGTTCGCCCTGCAAGTTCCGGGAATCGTGTCGGGGAGAGCATCAGGCCTTCGCCGCCGTCCACTGCTCATCGAAGCGCCGCCGGTCAGCCACCGGGTCGCCGCTCGGCTTGTTCTCCAGCTGCCACACGCCCCAGGCAAGCTGACAGTCCGGGCACCAGCCGTTCTTGAGTTGATCGCCCACCGCCCCTGACGCCCAGGCAGCGCAGCGGCGGCAGTAACCGCCCAAGGCGGACTCCCGGCCCTTGACGGCGTCCCTGGCGTGCATCACCATCTGGCGCTTGCGGTCGACGATGGCGGCTAGCCGGCGCATGTCGGTCAGGGCGGCCACGATGTCTCGCACTGCCTCGCCGATGGGGTCGGCCCAGCGTCGGCCCGTGCCGTTGCAGCGCTGACAGGGCCGGGGCACCTCACCGGTGTGTGCGATCACCGTCCCCGCTCCGTTACAATCGTCGCAAACATCGTGCATGCGGTCCAGGGCGGCCTGCTCGACGGAGGTGTCATCCACGAAACCGTGCTCGTGGTGGCTGGGCATCGGGTCGTAAAGGTGGGTGCGCAGTGCTCCGTTGCTGGTCGGCTGGTTGAGCACGGCTCCTGTGACGCTTGAACCTGAGCCGTAGCCGTCCGGGCGGGCACTGAAGGCGGCGCGGGCCAGCAGGTCGGCCATCACTGTAGCCCCGGTGTGCGACGGGCCGGGCTTGGCCAAGGCCTCCAGCGTGTCAAGCAGGTCGGCGACCATGCGGTCCGCGTCCTTGGCGCTCGGGCGCTTACGGGGCAAGCGTGCCGACCCTGGCAAGCATGGCTTCTATGCGGTCCAACAGGTCGGTGTTCGGCCCGTCCCGCTCGGCCCAACTCAGCAGTAGGTCGAGGTAGCGGCGCTCGGGTGAGCGCATGTCGACGTCGGCGTCGGGCGCTTTGGGTCTCGGGTGTGCCTCGCACCACTCGCCTATCGACCAGACGTCGCTGGGATCTGACGGAGGGACGACTGCGGGCACCGGGTCTCCGATCGGCTTGATCTGGCGATAGGTGGGCACGCCCAGCATCTCGTCTGGGTCACGGTGATGGGCGTTGCGGATGTGGTTGCGCAACCCCTTCAGGACCAACTGCGGCACCTGGCAGATCGGGCACGGAACCATGCCGGCGGTCATCTTCCGCTTGCGCTCTGGCACCGGCACGCGACCGACATGGCCGGTCCTGGCATAGCCCGACTCGCCAGGGACGATGGGTACGGGCGCAGAGGGCGCCCGTTTGTGATGCGACTTGCGGGCCGGCGATCGCTCGACGCCGCACCAGCGCATGTGCCCGCCGCGCTGACTGGCCGTGGCGAAGGGCGCCGAACAGGTCGGGCAGGGGAGGGACTCGGGCTCATCGACCAGCACGGCGGGCACGAACTCTTCCTCGGCCGCTCGCTTGCCCACCTCGTAGGGGTCGACCATCCTCACGGTGGAGGAGACCGGCTCTGCCCATCCACTTGGCGTGAGATCGTCCGGCGTGGGATCGTCCAACTCCACGGGAACGATCGGGCGCATTACGCCGTCAGGGTCGACGGCCCACGCCGGTGCCCGCACGCTCTGATCAGCGGC